TCTTCCTATTCGTGCTGTCCTTCATGGTCGGCGCGATCACTGCATGGGTGATCGTCAACTTCGGCCACGCATTCTACCTCGTCTGGCTCTTCATCTACTACTTGACGTACCCGACGATAATTTTTTGTGTGGGCCTCCCGATATTGATCCTGGTCTATCGCTTGACCGTATTGATGCGCCGTCGCCGACCTACTGCCTCGGCTATCCTAGGGATTTTCATCGGGGGGCTTTTGGCTCTCACACGTTGTATTATGTATCTCGCCCGTGCGACAAATGCGGCCAGCAAGGGGCTCGATGCGTTGGGCCGGTTTTTAGACTCACCTACGTGTTACGAACGTGTCTTTGCAACGCCGCCCGCGCCCTCGAAAACCGGCATCTTACGCTTGTCGTCGCTCATGGGGATGGAGACGGCCAAGACAGCCTTGCGCTGGTGTCAGCGCCTGAGGCGTTCGTGGTTGCCGTCGCGGAGGCTTATCGCAACCACATGCGGTGCGGCGGCCGGCGCCACGATTGGATCAGCAAATGGCCGGAGGCTAAGCGCCGCGCTATACGGGCGTCCCGTGAGGTCGATCGCGACCGACCAGAGCTCGTCACGCTCAGCGTCAAGCGCGAGTGTGCGCATAAACTCCCCACGAGACCACGTGGAATCCAAGCGTACGCTAACCTCCGGACCCAGTCCGAGTTCGGCCCCGAACACACAGCCTTCCACAAGTCGCTTTTCGAGGTTATGGGCGGGCGCGAAATCCGCGGGTACCCGTTTGCCCCGGGCATTAACATCGCGGGAGCGTCGGGCTGGGACGCCGCACGTCTTGGCGAGTGGGCTGATTCAGCCGCGCCGGGGTCCGTTTACTACGAGCGCGATGGCGCCAACTGGGACGCCACCATGTCCCCCGCGCTCCTCGCCCTCAAGCTCCGCTTCATGCGCGCCTGCGACCCCGCACTTGCAGCGCATGTCGCGGCTGGAATCAACGCGAGGGGCATGTGTCGAAACGCCGGCTCGACGATCAAGTACACCACGTGTGGCACGGTCAAATCCGGCCACAACGACACGACCAGCGGCAACTCGCTCATCAACGCGCTCATCTGCGCCAATGCCTGCCAAAGACTCGGCCTGCGCGCTGACATCCTCGTCGTTGGGGATGATCTCATCGCGCGAGTTGACGAAGACCCAAGAGTGGGTGAGCTCGCAGCCACCGAAGCTGAGTACGGCATCGTGCCCGAAGCGCGAGTCTTCCGCGACATCGCCCGCACGACCTTCATTAGTGGGTGCTGGATCCCGACAGCCGACGGGTATGTTTTCACCCCGCTTATCGGTCGTCTACTCGCCCGCCTGTGGTGGACCGTCAACCCCCCAGCCCCAAGCGCGTCGCACAGCACCGCGCCTGCGTCGCCGCCGGCATGC